TAGATGAAGTAGCTTCTGTTTCGTAAACTTTAGCTTCTGCTTTGGCTCTAGCTACCTTTACTTCGCTATCTGCTTTACTTTTGTCTACCTTGCCTTTTAGCCATGTACCCGCTAATTCAGCTATTGGACTTATTAATAAATTTATCATAAAATAACATACTTCCCAGGATTAAACCCTTATAAATCAATGACTTAGATACTTTTCTTCATCTTTTCTATTAATCTATCCCAACGATTAGTAGTTTGATTATATGCCCTACTATCTTTCATTTCGGCTATAGCTGTTTCAATATCATTATCTTGTAAGGCTTTTTTAAATTTTTTAAACTGATTTAATTTTGGTAAACCTAACTGAAATGACATATGGGTAACACATTCTTTTACATTATCGTCTATGTCCATGCCCTCACAAAATCTTTCAGCATCATTTATGGCAACGTATAAATCAGTTTCTAAACATTCATCTACTCTTTCTTGTGAAACAACTGCACCAAGTTCCATATCATTTTCTGGGTCTGTTGCTCTACATAAATGCCCAATTCCAAAAGTTTTAAAACCTAAATGATCGTTATATAAAATATGTTCTCCATTATCATTAAGTTTTACACCTTCTTCTTTTATTATATCTTTTTTTAATTCCTCAATATTCATCATTTGACCCCATTTTTTGCCATATAAGCATTACTACCCATATAAAAACCTACTATTGAACTACCACTAATGTATAGTAAATTTGAAACATCACTTAGGGCATTTACTCGTTCAATAGGTACAATAAAAAGGGCAACTGTAAATATACCCATACCAATTAAAGTATATCTTGCCATTCTAAGTTGTGCCAAATTTTTTCTTAATTTTGTTTCTGTTTCCTTTATTTCTTTAGCTTGTTGCAATTCCTCATTTGTGATTTCATTATCACCATCTAAATCATATTCGTTTAATATTGAATTTTTTTCTAATCTTTTCTGCATTAATACACCCTTACTTTATCTGGGTTTACATTTGGAACTAGCTTACACATACAATTATATTCTTCACTACCTGTTGGTGTATCAAATCGTTGACCACTTAATTCTTTTGAATAAAAGGTACAATCCACCGCAGATTTAAAATAAATAGCACCCTGTAAGACACCATTCATATAACAAGCTAACATAAATGCAGTCATTTTGCTATGCTCCGCAAACTTTCCATAACATCATCAATATTTGGTTCTTTGCCATTTGGGTTCAAAACACATTGAAAATTTTTTACACAACCAACTCTAATATCTTGAAATGATAATTCAAAAGTTCTGTTAGCACCTTGATAAATACACGCAACTTTACCCTTATAAACTTTTTGTTTTTTTAATCTGCATAAAACTAGCTGTGGTTCTTTTATCAAACCTTGATTTATCTGCTGTTGTCTGGTTAATTGTTTGCTTTTATATTCATAAGCATAGGCTTTTAAACCTATAAATAATATTATTCCAACTACAGCTATAACACAGAATATAATCCCCATAGTTTGTAATGTGTCTATAATCTCTTTTTGTTTTTGTCTTTTTTCAACATTTTGTAGTCTTACAGCTTCTTTAGCTTGTTTTATCTTTTCTGCTCTTTCGGCAATAATTTGATCCCATGTACTTGGTTGACCCGCTTGGGTGGGAAAGCGAAAATTTATTAGTGCCTTTAACTCGGCTCTTTGTTCTTCTAAAATTTTTCTATCAATAAAAGATTCAGCAGAACTTTCAACAGAACCAAATTGTTCAGCAATTCCAAGCCCTTTTCCTTGACCTTTATTCATCTGGGCTTCACCTTCAAAAAACCCATCTATTTGTTTAGCTATGTCTTTAATATCGTTTACTGTGGAAATGTTTTCTTTTACAAAATCTACACTTTTTTTAATTAATGCTATCCCAGTAAGTGTAGCTGTAATTATTTCCATTCACTACCTCACAAGTAAACCTATTAATAATAATATAATTGAACCCATACCCGCATATAGACCATTTTCCATTCTGCGAACCCTAAGAGTTAAATCAGTCACCACAGCTTTTAGGTTATTTATTTCACTTTCAAGGGTTGTGATAGTTGGTTTAGCCATTTAACTTGCCTTAGAGTTATCCATGCTTTTCATTGTTTCGTCATTTTGTAAAGATGTTAACAAATCGACTTTATAACCTTCTTTTGCTTTCTGACACATATTTAGTTTTCTAATTAAAATAGTTAATTCTTTTATTTCATTCTGACAAAAATTTATTTGATCTATTAATTCTTTTTGCTCATCTTTAAGATTATCTGTTGGGTATTCTTTCCCATCAATACTAAGAATATTTGATTTTTGTTCTGTCATTTAAACCTCTTGTGCTTCTTTCCATGATTTGTAGTTAGCTTTAATAGTGTCAGACCAGATTAAATTGCACACAGCTTTTACTGTATCATCTTCTGAACTTATATCTGTATCTGTATGTGTCCACTTTCCATCACTATCTTTTGTTGATGTGAATGGTTCAAGAACGTGCCTATGTCTTGACCTACTTATTTCTTCCCCATTTTCAGAAATTACAGTATCACTTGCAACTTGTATGTTCCAAGAATTTACAATTTCTATTTTTGGTATTTCTGTTGATTTTGTTATAGCCATTTTAAAAATCCCTTTGTTATTAATTTTGTTATTGCCATTTTATCTGCTTATCATGTGAAATATGTTGCAGTAACTTCAGTTATATTAAAACCACCAGAAGATGTAGTTAAATCAGTTACATTTGAATTATTATCCAAATCATTTGCAGTAAGACTTGACCTGTAATATAAATAAATATCAGTTCCATTATTTATTATTCTAAATTTCATAGGGTGTTCTCCTGTCCAACTGTGTGCGGTAACTGCTCCTACAGAAATCAAATTAGATGTGCTACTACTAGAAAAAGGCAATCCACCTATTCTTAACGTACCAGAACCCCCAGAAACACCATTTGTAGCTAATCTAACACTTACGTGTACCATTCGACCTATTTTTGTATAATGTCCACTTTGTATAGAGTAAGTTACTGTTGGATTACTTGTCGCTAAAAAAGTGGGGGTGAACGTACCTTCTTCATAGTCCGAGATCTGATTAGCCGACCCAGTTCCACCTAAGAATACACTACCTGATAGGTAGAGATTGTTCCATCTACCATTAGCATATCCTAAACTTAAACCTCCATTTGAAACAGAAGTAGAACCGTCAGTAGGAAATACCGAAGTGCTACCTATGCCAATTCCTTTACTGTTAGCATTATTTATTGCTATATTTGTATCATTTGAATAACTAATACTTCCTACAGAACTACCCGCCTTTAAAAAACCAGTTATTGCACCATCATTACCACGATTAAATATAGAAGGTGTTGCATTTGATACACTTGCTTGTATTGAACCTATAGAGGAAAGCTGTAATCCTGATGCGTCATTATTATCTGCGGGATTTGCAGTAGTAGTGCCAATTAATACATTTTCAGAACTATCTATAGTAATAGCTGTAGCATCTGCATTGTCATCTATGCCATTACTTGTAAAACCTTCACAAGCAAAAGCACCATTTATTGTAAGACTTTCAATATTGTCGTTTGATTGATCTAGTGTAAAAAGGGAAATAAAAGCATCATTATCTTCATTTCTAATTTTTAAAATATTGTTTGTAGTGTCATAAAACAACTGATTTGCAAAAGTCGTTGAAGGTGCTGACGTTCCAGAATTTGTTGAACCCAATGCTTGTAAGGCACTATTTAAATCTGTCCTAAAAGATGCGAATCCTTGATTAGCTATTGTTAAATCATTTTGCGACATTTGTTACTCCTAACTTGCCAATTCCCCATAACCCCTAGCAACATAATCAAATGTTCTGCTTACTGTTGCATTGGAACTATTAAAAAACTCAATCGTAAATCCTGTTTCACTTTTATTTGTTATAGCATAGTAATCACCACTTGTTAAGTTCTGTGCTGAAATTCCTACACCCTGTAGAACTTTAAATGCGGGTGAATATGTAACTGTTTTTCCGCTAGTGCTTGTACCACTTACTATATCGGCTTCTGCTACAACTCTATCTGGCATATCTACAGTAACCGATAATGCTGATATTTGGTGTGTTGCTGTGCCTTTTGTACTTGTCATTTGCACCTTAAATTTAAATGCTCTTGCTTTATAATCCCCAACAAAAAACTTTCTAAAATCAGTATATGTAGGTGAACCAGACGGATCGCCTTCTGTGGTAGCAACTAAT